ATCATTAAACAGAGTTCCAAACAAGATAACATATTTGCGCAGAGTGTCGTGATAAAAAGTTCTTCCAAACATTAGTATTGACCACCCTCGCTAAATGGATCTTCTTCTGAGAAATCAATAAAATCAAGAGCTTCAGATTGATATGTCCCGCCGTCGTCAAATACATCATCTACATCAATAGTACCTGTCATGCCCAATGGTCGACCAGTGTTTGCATCCATAATAATATTATTGTTAGCATCATATGTAATACTATCATCATCTGTATTTGCGATTGCGTCCGAATACAGAGCGGCCCATTTATCAATCGCTTCAACGCCTGTATTTAATTTCTCGCTACTATATTCCCATTGCTCACAACGGAGATCATAGCATTGCAATGCACCCATTTGATAGAAAACTGGAGCTTCGTGTTCTGCAAATTTAATTACATATATTTTTTCAGTGAGCGGGAAATAAATGATATCGCCCTCTTCAGGGCGAATAGAGGATTCATATGCTCCAACTGCTTCATCATAACGTCGATTAGCAACCGTAAATGTAATCTCATCTCGGATTTGAATATTAAAACGTGATAGGAAATCGCCTTCACCTTCAAACCCTTCGACGTTCTTGATATACATTTCTATTTGATATGAAGAATTATATTCTGAAAGGGCATCTTCGTTGAGTACATTATCTCTAGCTACGACTGTGCGTGGACAATAAAATACATCGTGTCCATATATTTTAATAGATTCAATAATCAGATCTTCAATAAGAGTCTGTTCTGGTCTATTATAGAAATTATCAAAATACTCGTTAGTGGGCATGAGCTATGTACAAATCCTCGATTGTAAGTATAATTAGCTGGTGCTAACCAATCATATCCATTACTGGTATACTATAATTATTAATCATCTCGTCTTCTAATTTCGAGATTTCTGTTTGTGCATCGTCATATATTTGTCTACCATTAAATGTGACTCCGCCAGGCAATTGTAGCCCTTCAAATTTTGTGAGGTTTGCTCCCCATTGTCTTTTAATAAGTTGTGCAGTATAATATTGCAGCCATCGATCTGCCCATACATCGCTATATGTAGCAGGATCTACTAATTCATAGGCTTCGATAAGTAGATATTGACCTACTTCTAAATCGCCCGCAGTTTCATCAATGTGCAAACGATTACGATGTCGATTATATCTTATCTGTGGTTTACCGACAAGAAGTTCTTGCACTAATGCAAGATGTTCCATTGTCATATAATAATCTAACAACGCTACGTTTGTCAGTGTATATAGATCGTTCAGCGCAATTTGATATCTGATGTTAAAGATGTCGCCAGATGATGTATTAGGATCACCTATTGGAAAAAGCTTTACTGCGCCGATTATATTTTCTGGCAAATCAATATATTTGTTTGCTACTGTATCAGCATCGATCTCATGTTTATAATAAATTTTTTCTGAGCCGTCAAAATGATAGTCCCAGTAGAAACGTAACGCTTGATCGATCCTATCGTCAACCTGATCGTCATCAACATTAATTTCAATTACTGGTTTACCAAGAGAACGAAGACAATACTCCTTAAATTCATCTCTTGTTGTCGGAACTGCCATCTCTTATCTCCGGTTCTAGTTATTTTTATTTATACGACGAGTTTTTCTTTTTGTTTGATTGCTAATGTAGTTGTGATTGTTTTGTATCCATCGTCTGGGATTTTAATTCGTATTTGTCTAGTAAATTCATCAACAATTGCTTCGACCTGTTGTGTATCTGGCAATGTTATAGTAATAGTTTTCAGTGCGCTGTTAAGTGTACTTTCTACTTCAACTATACCATTAACTACAGATATACCTTGACTTACACCTGATATAATTGTAATTACACGTTCACCATTGCCTACTATCGAATTACCGGCTTGAACATTACCCACACCAGATACATGAGTAATTTCACGCTCACCAACTCCAGATACAGATCCAGGATTAGTCGCAGTAACGTCAGTGACAACAGATGTGATAATACGCTCAACATTCGGAGATACAACTGCCGAACCAGTAGCTACTAGATTACCACTACCATTTCTCTCAACAGAAATACTGATTCGCGAAGCACCAGCAAAGTTTGTCGCCCGCATGCGTGATGGAACAGCAAATACCTGTGCTTCTGTCGTCATCTCGCGAGTAGCATCACCATCGACAATAGAGGTAGTGGCTACAAGATCTGTACTCTTCGACGTAATTTCACGTTCTGCAGTACCACTAACTTCACTATCATTTCTTGGCAGGTCAGTGCCTTTCGAGGTCATCTCACGTTCACCGGTACTTACAATCGATGAAGTCATTCCATCAATTGCAGTCTCAACAAGAACAACTTCACGTATACCTTCACCAATACCAATCGATGTAGTTGGTTGTAGGTTTGGCGCCGTTGTAATTACACGTTCAGATGTGCCAGATATAGATGAGATATCGCTGATGAGGGCGCCGGCACCCGTAATTTCTCTTTCTGCTATACCATTAACACTTGATATAGTTGCATTCAATATTCCGGAACCAGTAATTTCTCTCTCAGCAATACCATTAACAATTGATGTATCAGCTACAAGGTTCGTTGATACCGACGTCATTTCACGTTCGCCAGTACCAACAATAGATGTAGTAATACCCAATGCGCCTTGAGTAACTACGATACCTCTTTCAACTGTTGCATCAATAGAGCTAACTGTACTAATGAGATCAGTAGATGTACTAGTAATTTCTCGTTCTGCAATACCAGATATAAAGTTATTAGTAATTAGATCAGTAGAAGTAGAAACAATCTCACGTTCTGCAATACCACTAACAACAGATTGACCTTGTACACTACCATCAACAATAACAATCTCGCGCTCACCAACACCAGTTGATGAGTTATCAGATACTAATGTACCATTACCAGTAATTTCGCGTTCAGCAACGCCTGAAACTACAGAGATAGTAGAGACAAGATCAGTAAATTCTGAGGTGATTTCACGCTCGGCAACACCAACAATAGCATTAGTAGGTACAAGGTTAGCCGATGTAGATACTATTTCTCTTTCGGCGACACCAGAGACGGTCGACTGACCTTGTACACTACCATCAACAATTACTACTTCACGTTCACCAACACCTGTTGATGAGTTATCAGATACTAAAGAACCAGTACCTGTAATTTCTCTTTCTGCTATACCACTAACGAGACTAATATCACTAATAAGATCGGTTGACTTACTAGTAATTTCTCTTTCAGCAATACCATTAACTTCAGATATATTAGAAACAAGATCGGTTATAACCGACGTCATCTCACGCTCACCAGTACCAACAATCGATGTTGTAATACCAAGAGCACCTTGCTTAATCGTTATCTCACGTTCTGCAACACCAGACACAGAAGCTGAAGTAGTTAGTTCGCCTTCGACAGTAATAGATCTTTCAGCAATACCACTTACTTGTGTAGAAATTGATAGATCAGTTGACTTATCAGTAATTACACGTTCGAATAGACCATTAACTTCCGATATTTCTGATTGTAAAGTACCAACACCGGTGATTTGCCGTTCACCATTACCAACAATAGACGATGTGATTCCATCGATGGCGCCATCGACAATTTGTACACCACGTTCACCTGTAGCTGCAACGATTGAAGTATCAGCAGTCACACCAGATACAAAGTTAATCGTACGTTCAGCAATACCAGAACCAGACGAATTCGTAATTCCTATTGCGCCAGCTTCTATTGTAATAATGCGTTCAGCGATACCATTAACAATTGGTATAGTTGTGTTTAGATCACCAGAACCTGTTAGCTCACGCTCACCGACACCTGTAGAAGAGTTATCAGATATTAATGTACCGGTACCTGTTACTTCACGTTCGGCAATACCGTTAACAGACGAAGTGGGTAGTAAATTACCATTAACTGTGATAGCTCGTTCAGCAATACCAGAAGCAGAAGCATTGTCAGATGTTACACCTGATATAAAGACAACTTCACGTTCTGCTATACCATTAACAGAACCATTTGTATCCAATATAGAGCCAGTGCCAGTAATTTCTCTTTCAGCAATACCTTCAACAATAGTGGATGTTGTCAATACACCCGTACCAGTCATTTGACGTTCGCCGGTACCTACTATTGATGTGGTAATTCCGAGTGTACCATCAACAATTACTACTTCTCGCTCTGCAGTACCAGATACACTTGTATTGACAGCAGTTACAGAACTAGTACTTGTAATTTCTCTTTCGGCGACACCACTAGCAATTGCTGCAGTAGCAACGACTGCGCCGCTACCTTGTTTACCAGCTTCACCATTGCCATTGACAACGACCGATGTACTCAGTTGAATATCAGTAGTAATTTCTCGCTCGGCTATACCAGCAAGAGAAGCGTTACCAGATACAAGATCTGTCAACGTAGATGTCATCTCACGTTCACCAGTACCAACAATCGATGTTGTAATACCAAGTGTACCGTTCGTCAATACAACTTCGCGTTCTGCTACACCGTTAACTTGAGCAGTTGTAGTCAGCGAAGAAATTGCTGTGATAATTTCTCTTTCACCAACGCCTGTTGATGAGTTAGTAGAAATAAGAGCAGCTGATGTTGATACAACTTCACGCTCAGCAATACCTGTTACATTAATATTGCCAGCAGTCAGCGCAATATCAGAAGTAACTTCGCGTTCACCAGTACCAACAATAGCAGAGGTTATACCCAGAGCTCCCTGGGTTAGTGTGATCTCGCGTTTTGCCGCACCTGATACAGTTACTTGACCCTGTACTGCACCGCTACCTTGCTTACCTGCTGTACCCACACCGCTCGTAGAGGCGGTTGTAGTAAGTGTACCAACACCAGTGATTTCGCGTTCTGCAACACCAACAGAAGAGTTAGTGGTTACAAGCGCTCCGGAACCAGTGATTTCTCTCTCACCAGTACCAATAGATGAGTTATCACTAGTAAGTATGCCTGAACCCGTAATTTCTCGTTCAGCGATACCTGATACAGAAACCGCAATGCTCAGATCTGTAACAACACTTGTAATCTGACGCTCACCAGTACCAACGATTGAATTAGTTGGTACTATAATACCAGAACCAGGTATTTCACGAACCCCTGTACCACTAACTGCTATTATTGTTGTTAGATCACCTGAACCTGTTAGTTCGCGCTCAGCTGTACCGACAATAGAATTATTACTAACTAGCGACCCGGCGCCCGTAACCTCTCGCTCAGCAATACCACTAATAGAATTCTGAGTTGTTAGGTTACCAGAACCAGTAATTTCACGTTCACCTGTACCAACAATGGCCGCGGTAGTTGCTAGCGCGCCACTAGTGAGTACTATCTCACGCTCTGCCGTGCCTGATAATGTACTATTACCAGATACAAGCTGTCCCGTACCGCCTAATTCTAATTCGGCAATACCATTAATAGTAGAATTGGATGAGCTAACAGATCCAGTTGCTGTAATTGCGCGTTCAGCTGTACCAGAGACGGAACTGTTATTTTGTGGTACAGCGCCAGAACCAGATATCTGGCGTTCACCCGTACCAACGATGGATGTAGTGATTCCGATAGCACCGACCGAAGAAACAACGGTGCGAGTACCTGAACCGGTAAGTGATGCTGTTGTAGTTAATGCACCAGCAGCATCTTCATATTTAATGACGTAGCCGAGTTCTACGTAGTTATTACTACTATCGCCTCCGTCTTCAACGTAGATTATTCTATTTAAAGACATAAATCACCACGCAAGAAAAAGACCGGAACTAGCCGGTCTTTTTCGTTGGTAATTTTTGTCCGGTAACTAGGTACCGGTCGAACGGTACCTTGATACATGATTAATTAATTGGGTGCAGTGTAAGTCAGAGAGCTGACAGAGACAGTATCACCAGTACCCAGTGCCACAGACGATAGTTGTATTGAACCTGTACCAACGTCGTCAGAGGTTACATCACCTTCAAAAATTGTGTTACCAGATGAATCTTGTACTTCGAACCACGTAACAGTTCCAGCACCAGTATCGGTGTTAGAAGTAATAGTAGCTGCGTCCGCAGTACCATTAGCAGAAGCATTAAATGCAGTCGCGCTAAAGGTCAACGTAGCAAGCGCAGTACCACCGTTGGACGTATAAAAAATCAATTGACCAGCAGAACCGCCATTATCGATTTGGTCAACGACAGTATCCGAGATCAAGTCACGAATCAGAGTTGGATGTTGAAGTGTCGCCATTTGAAGTTTCTCCTTCGTTTTGTTTTTCTAAATCTGTAGAACCAAGCCGTAGCTCATGGGTGGTACCATCTGCTTTCTTGATTTCAATAGTCCCAGATAGACCAATTTTTTTTAATGCTTCGCCGAGTTCATTGTTATTCATATCTACTCCATTATTTATACACGATTAATTTTCAAGCTCTTACAATATGATGATTATTTCCTTTACCATGACCAATTGGTGCCCCAGCTATTGCATCCCACCAAATAACGTTTGGACCTGGATAATTGACTAAATTCATTAAATCTGGTTGATAATAATCAGTATCCCATAAAATGTCCCACCCGTCAAGTGTTGGATCATCCCATGGCATGTAACATATTTTTAATTCTGGTAATTTAAAATCATGCATTAAACCAAGATTATCATATTCTTCATATTTATCAGTCAGCGGTTCGAGCCAATCTATCCAACCTGATTGACCAACTCTATAATGTTCATCTGCACAAACACCACCAACTCTTGTATCATACACATATGTCGGATATCGATCTATTAAAGTTTTCATCGTCAATCTGCCATGATGATGTTCATTCTTCAATATAAAATATTGCAGCGTATCTTCGCCGATAACATGATCGATATCAAATCTAAATTCAGCTGCAGCTTTTGAGTAAAATACAATACGACAATGTGTTTCCCAATTATTGATATAACGATACGCGTAATTCGCCCATCGAGTATGCACATTATTTAAATGAACCGCATAACTATAATCAGGATCGACGGTTGATGGAATATCAATTAGTGTCCCGTTTAATGCTCTATTCCAGTATGATAGAGGTTGTAAAAATACTCTACACCCAAATCCTTGTATTTGATCATGATTATTTTTATCAGAACATCCTATATACGGATCAAAATTATGAGGTGTCAAATATCCTCTATCAGCAAAAATGCCATATTGATATTCAAGAGCTACTACATCTGGACATGTATTTGATGCTGCTAATTGTTTATATAACCACACACCATGCGGAGTTATAAAATCATCACCATCAACTAAAACCATATGATCATTTGTTGATGCTCTAAATACATCAAAAACAGTATTTTTACCAGTAGCCGCAGTACCGTCGCTTTCTGTTACGCTATATTCTATATTAGCGCTTATACAATATTCTACAGCAGCGTTTGCAAATTCATCATCGAGTGTATTAATGACGATGTGCAAATCTTCTTTCGGTATTGTGCGCTCGTGTCTCTGTGTAGCTAAAAGATTTTTACTACACAACGCATAAAATTTAACGCTCATATTAATCTATCGGTTGTACAGGCCAAACGACCGTTGTAGGAAAACCTTCTTGGTCCGGGATATCACGCAAAGCCTGTCGATAAGCTGTCATAGCGTCAGACATAGTACGATCAGAATAAGCCCATACGTCAGTCAATGCTAACAAATTATTTCTTTTTTCCCTTACATCTAAGGCATAATCTGATTCTGATTTATCAATTACACTCCAATTATGAGTAATAGTTGTGTTAGATTCTTCAACGGTTTCTTCTATCAATTGAGTTGCAAAATCATATGATGGAGCGTCGACGAATACATGATCTTTAACAACACCGCTTGTTGTATCTAATACAATTGTATTAGCAGAATCCATTTTCGCCCAACATCTTTCGGCTTGTTCTACTTGAGCAATTGCATGCTCATGACAATCGTTTGCAGTAAATCCATCTTGCAAACCAATTTGAACGTAAAAATCTGGCTTATCAGTTTTAGAATACTTTACTTGTATTCTATTATTGACAACATCAGCTTCTAAAATTTCGTAATTAACCACTTAAAACTCCTAATTAAAATCACAATATATTGTGCGTCCATGCGTCCAAGCATCGACAAACAAATTGTGCACGGTTTCAACATTAGAATCAGATGGAGAATGATATCCACCGCCGCCATCAGAAAATATCCATCTATAAGAACCCGAAATAGAAGGATTACTCGTACCTGCATTTAGCGCTTGAAAAGTAAAGGCATTTGTTCTGTTAAAAGTATATTTATTGGCAGTATTTGCCGAACTATATATGGTTACACTCGTCCACCCGCCATTACTTGAGCGGCTGCTAGCTATTTCTAAGTGATCATCAGTATTATAATACTTAGCTACTTGTATGGTGTGTAATGTGCCACTTGTTATTAAACCTGTAGTAGCACTTATAGATCCAAATGATTGAGCTGTAGTAGAGTTTTCATCATGATAATAATTACTTTTACTCGATGCAGCCCAACCGTATTTATAAGGACCATTGGCATTAAATGCTCGACCAACTGATGTAATTCTTGTATCCTTGCTCGCGCTTTTACCATAGAACGAATTCATACCATAACTACCAGATGGTACTTTAGCAAGAGCCCGGACATCTGCATCATTCATACTAATAGTCGAACCAGATGCTGCCCCTAATTCTAAGTGAACATCATTTAGACTGATTGTGCCGCTACTTTGAAGTGCCATTAATCATTACCCTTAACTCTTCAATTTGAACTTGTTGTTTTTGTACAATGTCCCATAAAAACGGAACCATTCTGCTATAGTCTAATGTCTTATATGTATTTAATAACTCACCAGTTCCTGGATCTCTGTCTTCATGTTCTTTTACAACTTCAACTAATCCGGCAGCCTCTACATCTTGTGCGATAAAACCAACATCATGTTTATTATCTGTTTTCCAATCAAAACGTTTTGCTTCGATGGATTTAAATTGATCCAATGTAATCCCGATTGGTTCTATATTCTTTTTTAATCTTATATCCGAATAAGCAGTAACGTTTCCAGCAAATGTAGCGTCATTATTATTCATATTAATTGTTAATGGCCAACCATTTCCAGTGGTTGCCCATGTAGTAGAATCTGTTGCTTGTGAACCTCTCAAAACATAGAACAAGTTTGAGTTAACATGAATCATAGAGCCGCGGTGATCAGTGTCACGGAAATAAATCGTTGGCGCGGTATTACGAATCCAAATACTACTAGTGTCAGTAGCACTAGTTGTTTTAAATGAGGAAGCGTGAAGACCATCTAACAGATCTGCATCAAGACCAGAACCTGATCCGTCATTACCGGAAGTCCATAAGGTTTGCCATGCAGCCCAAACAGTGTCACTAGTGGAGTATCGGAATTTTAAGCCGCCAGTACCAGTCCAAGCAAGCTGCTGTTGACGATGAGTGCTGCTGTAACTTGACCACGGAACAACTGTTTGCAATACATTCCAAGTATCACCACCGGCACCGGTGTCTGACTTATTTTGAAAATCATAGGAGGTGCGTCTGTAAGGATAGTAATTAGGCGCCCTTGCCGCACCCCTAGTATCCGGAATATTAAGTTGCGAGTGATTATGGCTATCATCATTAACAGTTACTGAAATGCTTGTTGTCCCGCTACCAGAAGCATCTCCTGTCAATGTGATCGTTTGATTGCCAGTGATATAACCGGCAGAAGCATGATTACCCCAGCCGTAAGCCGTGTTCCAGTTAGAGATATTCGTTGATGAAAAATCTTGTGTAGACCAAAGTTGATATTGAGCAGTGCTATGTGACCAACCGCCATAAACTAATCGATTAGATGCCCCATCTAGACCGAAATGGAGTGCAAAATCACTACCGATATGGAATGACATAAAAGCATCATTGCCGTTGTCGGCATAACAACTCAGAGAATGATTACCTGCGCCTTGATTTACATTGCCCGTAGATTTGAATCTAGTAGCATTACTCCAAGTAGCTTGAGAAGAAACCAATGATTGCTCTACAAGATAACCAGCACCATTCGTCAACTGATTGTTATTGGTCGGAATAGTGGGTTTGTTTGATAGATCGTTGTATGATCCGCTAAATGATGATGTACCTGGTGTGTATCCAAGAGCCGTTGTCACCATACTACTTGTAATGCCAGTAATATAGCCAGCACCGTTCGTCAGTTGATTGGTATTAGACGGAATAGTCGGCTTACCACTGAGATCAGCATATGCACCACTAAATAATGATGGCTTACCACTGAGATCAGCATAAGCACCACTAAAGCTTGACGTACCATACCCTGCATTTGCGTGATTTCCCCAACCATGTGCAGTATCTGCTTTGGTGCCTTGCGCAGAAGTCGCATAATCAGTTGCCGCAGTTGTCGCTGCAGTACCTAAACCTAAATTAGTACGTGCTGTCGCAGCATTGGTGAGATCAGATAGATTAGAAGATTTAGCTAGCTTAGTACCGATATTAGTAGCTGTAGTTGTTGCAAAGTTAGCATCATCACCAAGAGCTGCCGCTAATTCATTAAGAGTGTTCAAGGTATCAGGTGCAGAATCTACAACACCAGATACTGCAGTATCAACATATGTCTGTGTTGCATAGCTACTTAAATCAAGCGCCCGATTTACCCACTTAGATCCATTATAAACAAGATAATTGCTTGTAGCAGGAGAAGTAAGCGAAGTGTCAGTAAGGGCAGATAGAGAAGAAGTAAGTGTAAGAGTTTCGTTTTTCCACTTACTAGTGCTACTATCATAACGAAGAATCTGATCATCAGCTAATGAAGTGAGTAAGACATTACCGAGATCATCAATATCAGATCTCTCGATAGTTTGACTAACTTGCTTCAGAGTTGCAAATTGAGTATTTGAAGTAGTACCTGAATCTACTTCGTCTTTTGATTCTTTTGTATTCTTGAAAGTATCCGTTAACAGTCGTTTGTTAATGTTATCAAAGAAAAAACTACGTCTGCGGCGAGCCATTATTGCGATACCTCAACTGTTGTGATAACTGTCGTCCAACTATATGATTTATTATTTGCTCCGGTAACATAAACATCTATACTATCATTAGTATCATCAGCTCGTATGTCGACAGCGAGAGTAACATCATCCTGTGCTACAGCGATTTCATATACGGTACCAACATCTGCTGTATTACCACTATGGTTATCAGCACAACCTTTTAAGTGCCATGCGGCAGATTCGTCGCCGTCTGTTCGTCGAGCTGCAAAAGAAGCTTCGTAAAATATAGTGGTATTTGCACCAACAGGAATTCTACCATTCGTATTAATACAAAAAATCTCTGTTTCGGTATCGTCTGTCGTAGTGCCATGCATTACATAACGATTTTGAATATAATCACCAGTGCCTTGAGTAAATGTATTACTCACAGTCAAATTAGTAATAGAGAGTGTAGTATCTAATTTTGCTGTCGTGACTGCGGCATCAACTAACTCTTCGGTATCGATAGCATTATTAGCCATCAATGCGTTTGTAATATTTCCGTCGGCAATTTTAGCAGTTGTAATTTGGTCGTCTGCTATTTTAATTGTTTGGATTCCACCGTCTTTAAGCTGTGTAAATCCTACCGAATTGTCTGATGGTACACCAATATCGAGGACATGTCCTAAAACAAGTATATAGTCTATCACATCACTCGACTGTACAGCTTCGGCGAATGTAATAGTTGATCCGCTAACAGTATATGATGATACAGGGGCTTGAGTTACACCGTTAATAGAAACTATTAGATTTCGCGGTGATTCTGGCTCATAAGCAACACCATCTATCTCCATCGTATAAGACGCGGATCCATTTGTCGTAATACTATCTAATAGCGCATACTGACCAACTAAATTTTCCTTACCTATAAATGGCATTAGCTACCGTTCCTTATTGCGAGTGAGCCATAAACTGTACCCGCAACTGATATAAAGCTATAGATGTCTGTGCCTGTTGAAGGAGGAGGCACAACACCTTCAGACCAATTAACTGCATCAGCTCCAGCAACCTGCCATGTAATCGTATGTGCTGTACCGCCATTGACAACTTCGAGTGTCCAAGAAGTTGTGTGTGTTCCAGGCACATTCGTAAAGTTTGCAGTAAACGCTCCAGAACCTGTATGTTCGAACGAAGAACCATCGTTGAGACTGTATGTCTTTGTACCGGTTCCTGATGTTGCTGCAACTTTCTTTTCGATGAACGAAGAATGAGTGATTGAACCACCACTAATATCTGCATCAGTAATCGAACCAGCTGAAATGCTTGTTGCATTGACAGTACCACCTTCGATATCAGCATTCGTAATCGTACCAGAGCTGATAGATGTACTTGTAATAGATCCTGTAGAAATCGTAGTATTGCTTATGCTAGCATCTGCTATTGTACCAGATGTAATTGATGCAGTATCAATAGTACCTGAAGAAATTGATGCTGCGTTAATAGTACCTCCGCTAATATCGATATCTGAGAACGAAGTAGACGAGATAGAAGTAGCATTGATAGTGCCGCCTTCGATAGCAGATGTATCGATCGTGCCACCAGAAATATCTGCACCTGAAATAGATCCAGAAGAAATACTAGTGGCATTAATAGTACCAGTTTCTATATTTGTATTACTAATCTCGGCGTCGGCAATTGTGCCTGATGTAATTGATGTAGCATTTATAGTACTACTTGTAATATTAATATTATCAAATGATGTAGAAGATACTGATGTTGCATTAATAGTACCAGTTTCTATA